TGGCCACGTTGGCGTCTTGGATTGACTGACTGTTGCTCAGGCCGTAGGGGTTGCCGTTGACGTCAGAGACGCTTTGGATGCCCATGGCCTGCACGGCTGGGTCGTTCAAAAGGCCCAAGGTGTCAAAGCCTTGCCCGATTTGGTCAGCCGCCCGCCCTGCGCCGTAGCTGCCCAGGCCGCCGATGGCCGAACCCAGCAAACCGACCAAGCCAGGAACCTGGCTCATTTTGCCGCCCAGAGACATCGCGTCGAGCGCAGCCTGGATGCCACCCAAACTCGGACCGGCCCCGGGGCCGCTGCCAAACCCACCGCCGCTTGCGCCCATTGGGGTAAACCCGCCCCCGCTGTCGCCGCTCGTTGGCGCTGCCGTGCCCGCGTACGCCGCCAGGCCTTGCTTAGCTCGGCGCTTGACGGTGCGCGTAGCTGGGTCGACGTAGTACTCGTAGTCGTTGGGGTTGCCCACCCCATTTTCGTAGCCCACGGAAGGCCGCTTGTCCTGTTGTGCGGGCAGCAGCTGAAACGGCGTGATGTCATAGGCCATCGGTGGGGGCTCCAGTAAAGTTGGCGGGGGCTGCGGGCATTGCGGGTGCAGGCATTGGGGCGTTGGCGCTGTTGAAGGCGTCGGCCACCAAGCTGTGGCGGCTCTTGTCCACCTCGGCTTGGATCTGCATTGACTTGGCCGTCAGGTCTGCGCCGTATTTCTGCTCGATCTCGGACAACTTGATGATGCCCTCTTGCGCCAGCTCGTCGCGTCGGAAATCGTCGTCCATGCGCTGCTTTTCGCGCTCGTGGTTCAGCTTGGCCGTGGACTCTTCGAGTTTGAGGTTGTCGTTGAGCTTGATCGACTCGATCTGCGCCTGCGCCAGCAGCAAAGCGGCGTCGGGCTGCTGCGGCTTGGGCTGGGCTTTCCACTCGGCGGGCACTTGGTTGAAGTAGCGCTCGGCCTGGCGAAACCCGGCCAGGCGGGTGAGGTCTTGCAGGGCCGTCGAGTATTGGGCCATGGTGACCAACGGATTCTCAGCGCCCAGGGTCTGCAAGATGGTCTCTTGCTTTTGGACCACGGCACCCAGCTTCTGGATCCGCTCCTCGACCGGCAGCATGGCGTCGGCCACGTTCACGTCCATGTCCATCTCGGCGTTCCAGCCGCGAGGATCCACAGCCACCCAGCCGCCGTTCAGGCGCATGGTCTTTGGCTTGTCTTGGTTTTCGACAAACAAGCGCAACAGGCCTTTGAAAATGGGCTTGAGGAAGTTGGCCGCGAAGTTGCGAGCCATGAGCTCTTTCTGGGCTTTGCTGCCGCTAATCGTCGCAGCCACCGCCATCTTGGTCGAAGACTGCATGGCCTCGGCAGACAGGCCGTCAGCTGCGCGGAAAGCGCCCACGCGCTCCTCGCGCTTTTGGTCGATGACGGACAGCAGAGGCAGTGCGGCCTGGCCGACAAACGGCTGGGAGATCGGGCGCACCATGCCCGGCTGGCGAACACGCACCAAAGCGCCCAGCTCGTTGCTCATGGCGTCGTCCAAGTTGACTTGGCCCTCGACCACTTCGGTGCGGGGGATCAAGGCCTCTTGCAGCGAGTCCAAAACGCCGCGCCAGATTTCGGTGTTCACGCGCTGGAAGTCCGACGCCTTTTCGGCCAGGGACTCGCCAATGGGGGTGTGCGGCTCGGGGTCTGGGGTCCAGACGGCCAGGTTGATGGCTTCGACCTGCTCCCAGCTCTTGACCTTGTACGCGCTGCCCAGCATGCACGCCTTGACGAGCTGCATGCGCCCGTCGATCAGCCACTCCATGAAGCCCTCGACGTACAGCACTTCCTTGCCGCCTTCGTCTTGGCGCTCGGGCCCGGCGTTTTGGCCTTCGGGGTTGCGCTCGTAGGTCAGGGCGTTGGTTTTAAGCTGGCTGTCGCCGCCTGCGCCTGCAAACTCTTTGACTTCGTCCTCGTCGTAGCCCATGGCCACGAGCTCGTGCACCGGCATGGACCGGCGGCGGCCAATAAAGCGCTTGCCGTCGGCTTTGCGAGCCGCGCGGGCGATGATGAGCTCCTCGGGCGGCACCAGGTCAACGCAGAATTTTTTGACGCTGCGCTTGTGCATGAGCGTCACGTCAAACGTCGAGCTCTCGGTTTCTGGGTCTTCGGCTGGGTACTCTTCCAGCTCGATGACTTCGACGTCCGGCTCGTTGAGCAAAACCGTCAGGGCGTCCATGTCCAGCCCGGTGTACTCTTTTTCGTAACCCGTGTCGAGCTCTTCAAAGTACCAGGTGGCCACGCCGTACTTGCGGATCAAGCCGTCTTTCAAGCCGCCGTGGATGATGCCCCAGCCGTCGTTTTCTTTTTCGAAGATGTTGCGCACGGCGGCAGTGGCCTGCGACGCATACGCTTCGTCTTCCTGGCGGGTGGGCTCAAACTCCAGAACGTGGTCGGGTCCGGTGAACACGCGCATGAGATCGGGCATGTAAGCGGCCACGGCATCGTGCACGTCGCGGCTCACGAAGTCCGAGCGGTTGTCTTTTTCGTCCTCCTCGCGGATCCCCGGCAGCTCGCCTTTGTAGAAGTCGGTCATGTCGGCCTGGATGTCCGAAAACGCCTCCTCGACGTAGGAGATGGCGTCGGTGACTTCGGCGGCCAGCGCTTCGGCCAGGCCCTCGGGCAGCTTGTCGTCTGGCGATGGCCCCGCGTTGTCGTCCTCTTCTTTAAGGTACGTCTCGTCTTGGCTGTCGAAGTCTTTATCCATGGGGGCCTCTTAGGTGTGCCGGGCGAAGTTTCGCCGCAGCGGCTTGTTCCAGGTGTGCTTTTGGGTTCCCCCGGCTGCTACTTGGATGCCATTTTCTCCGGCGAAGGTCAGAAGAAACGAGTCGGCCAAGTCGGGGCTGCTCTTGTCTCGGGTCCGTTTCTTCAAATCGTCTTTCGACTCGACTTTGATCTTGCCGTTTGATGTGAAATTGTACTTGACCGTCGCCAGCTCGTCGATTAAGCGACTGTCAGCTTCCATGAGCGAGCAATTGCGTTTTTCCAGCCACTCCTTGCCCCGAAACCACAATTCGGCCCGCAGGTTGATGTATTTCTCACCAAAGGCTGGGGCTTCGCTCACGTTGACGTCCTTGGCTGGGAGGCCCAGCTCACGCAGCCGGTCGGCCACGCCCGCGCCCAGGCCAATCGAGTCGACCATGATTTCGATGGGCCGGTGCTGGGCCAGCGTCTCGTTCCACTCGTTGACGACAAAGCCCACGACTTGCATGGTGTCCAGGTTTCGCTTGATCTTTTGCGGCTCTAGCAGCTTGGTCGCCCGGCGCTTGGACAGTACGGTCCTGTCCGATCCGAAGCGCGCCACGTCAAGGCCCCAAACCACCAACGCCGACGGGTTGACAGAAATGTCACGCACCTTGGCTGCCTCCAAAAGAGACATCGGCATGATCGAGTCGTCGTCGGCCAGGGGGAACTCGCCCAGGACTCGGATCCGGTACGCATTGCTGTTCTCGCCGTAGGTCTGGGCCACTTCCTTGATGAAGTCAGCCGACACTCGGTTTGGCACGTCGAAGGCCGATACGCGCTTGGTCCACCACTCATCCTTCAACCGGTTGTGCGTGTCGTAGAACAAACCGCTGGACTGCGTCGGGTTTCCCAAAAGCAGCGTCACGGCATTGTGGCCAGACATCGAACCCACAGCGGCTTCGAACACGGCCTCGGGCACGCCAGACGCTTCGTCGGCAATCAGCAGCACAAACTCGGCGTGCACCCCCTGCATGGCTTCGGGCTGCTCGGCTCGTGAGGTACGCGCGGAAATGAACACCTCAGTCGGCGCTGACTTCAGCTCGATTCGGTCTTGCTTGATCTCAAACAGGCCCAGCAGGCCTTCGGGCATTTTGCGCATTTGCGCTTTCAGCTCGGCGAAAAGTGCGTCGTACAGCTGGCTGGACGTGGGCGCTGTGATGACGACCTTCACCGTGTAGCGCGTCGTCGCCCACCAGATCGAAGCCCAGCTGGCGAACGTCGATTTTCCGACACCGTGCGCGGACCTAATCGAGATCCGGCGCTCGCCTGACGCCATGGCCGTTAGCGCCTCGTCTTGCCACGGCTCGGGCACTTGCCCCAAAACCTCCCGCACAAAGAGCGTCGGCTGGTCGTAGTACCGCTCGAGGAAATCGTCGAACTCGTTGGTCTGCTTCGTCATGTCGGTCCTTTCGGGATTCGGGTCTTAGGAGAGGGGCTCTCTATTCGGCCCTTGCGAGATTTTGGAAAGTGCTTAATTTTTTTTCTCGGGAGAGCGGGTGTGCGTAGGGGGGCCTTGCAATGCCGCGCCCGGGGGACCCAACGGGGCCCGGGGAGGGGGTCCGAGCCGACCTGCCGAGTTATCCACAGGCTGCGCACAGGTTTCGGACCTTACGCGATGCTGACATACGATGCCCCACTTCCAACGAGTAGTTTTATGTTAAGTCGATCGCGCTGCGATGCGGACGTGCGGCTCTTGAGTTGTCCACACGTCAGAGTGCATCGAGATCCTCTTGCGTCGGCCCATGCGATACCTGGCTGGCCTCTATCTGGCTCATTGGCTTGGGCACCACGTCCGTGACGTCGTGCGGCACGTCCGAGTGTCGGCGCTTCAGCGCTTCGATATGCAGGCCGCTGATGCTGATCGCCACCTCGGCCTTGGCCTGGCCATAGTCTTTGCGGTTCCAGCGCTCAGCGGTCCATTGGCGGGTCTGCACGCGCAGCTTGGCTTTCTGGATCTCCTCGGGGTCCGCGTTGTCTGCGATCTTCAGGGCTTCGTCGACTAGGTCATGGGCTGCTAGTGCGCGGGCCCGCGCGAAGAGCTCGGCGTGTTCCGGCGTCTGATCCTGCCAAGCGTACAGCGCCGCCTTCCCGAGCCCCGTAATTGCGCATATCCGAGCAACCGGCTGCCCAGCTTTAGCCAGCTCCACAACCTGCTCAGCCAATCCCGGCTCATGCAACATGCGAGCAAGATCCGTCCTCTTCTTCGTAGTCCCGGCCATCGGCCACCTCCAATTGTTCAAACGATTTGGACATTCTACGATTACCCGCCTCGCCGCCCCACCGGCTACTGCCCGAGCACTGGCTGACGCCCCCATCCTCGACAAAGGCCGACTCGCCGACTATCCCGAACACCCGACCTCTTTACAAGCCGTCTAAGTCCTTTTGATAATCTGTTTTGAAATGGTTTGGGTTGCAGCCAATTGCTGGTGTACCTGCTACTTAGCTCAAACTCATAAAGCCCTAAAAACTACCAAATTACGCGCTGTTGGGGAAAAATACACATCTACTTCACATCTTCTAAGTCCAGAGTACACCCATATTTGACTGCAACCCAAACCATTTCAAAACAGATTATCAAACCGGGTTAGCGTATGCTATGCTCGGCGTTCCGCTAACTTCAGAAAGCATTTATGCCACGGCTTTCCAGCCCCACTTCGCTGACCTCCCGGCTTCGGCAGCTGATCGCGTCCCCGCCGGGAACCACAATCGCGCTGCCCCAAGGGTCGCACCAACGCGCGTCCATCCACGTCGCCCTGTCACGTCTGCGCCGAGAGTACGAAGACCTCATGGGCCCTGATCTTTCACCTAGCGTCAGTCTGACGCTCGACCCTGCCTTGCAGGTTTGGATATTCCAATACTGCGGCTTGACCGAGCGAGGCCGGTTGCCCAAACCGCAGCGCAGTTACGCCGAAGACCTTGAGCTCAAGCGTAAACACTGGCGCGAGCGCAACCGCCGTCGAGCCGACAAGCTGCTGTCCCGGCTTGCGCTGCGGGCCGAAGCGGACCCAAGCATGCGAGAGGGCGCGCCTTTGGGCTACGAGCCTTTGGACGTGACGCAACTGCGTGAGGACTTACCCCCAGCCAAAGCCGCCCAAGCCGTCGAGCGCGCAGCCCGTGCCGCGCAGCAGGCCAAGCCCAAGCAAGTCCGTATGCCCTCGCCCATTGAGATCCAAACCGAGCTCACGCGCATCGCGAACGCCATCACGTATCACGAAGAGCGGCTCGACTTGGTCGAATCCCGGCTGGAGGAAGCCCGCGAATCAAAGATCAACGCCAAGAAACCGCACGAGCTCAGCGTCGAGCGCCAGGCGGCCATTGCGCGCGGCGAAGTGTCGTGCCGATACGACAGAGCGCAAGCCCGCATTGACAAGTACATGGCCCGCATTGAGCACTATGAGACCCACATTGCGCGACTTGAAAAAGAGCGTCAACAGTGGAAAGCCATTCGCGATAATTTAAAGGAGATCCCCCGATGAC